TATGTCCCAGTGTGGTTAGATACAAACTCTTTAATATAACGAACTAGAAGTTTAATATAATCTTCTTTGTTCCTTTTGTCAAATACTTTTACTTCACCATTGGGAGTTACCATGATGGTGATAAGTTTAGTTACTGGTATATCTGTCAACTCATAGTAGGCAGCAGCATAGAACATCTCCTGTACAAAGTAATTCTCTAACCACTTCTCTGGTTTAATCTTACCTGATGTCTTGAAATCTATGACTGCTAACTCACCCTCATACTCCGCTATACAATCAACTCTACCAGCAAGACCAAGGTATTCTGAGTAGAGAGTCCTCTCTATAGCGTGTATGTTATTTATCTTATCCAGATATGGTGTAGCATGATGAAACATGAACTTAGTTGCTGGCATATAATGATCCCAGTTAAGTTCTCTATTCTCTAGGTATGCCTGTGCTGCCTCATGATAGTCAGTACCCCTAGTAGTAGCAGCCTTGGTTATCTTATTAGCTTCTGCTTCTCCTACTCTCTTGCGCCAGTCAATAAAGATCTGTCTGTTATAAAAAGAAGTCACTGATGTAATAGATGGAACCCACTTACCACTTGGCAATTGATATAACCTACAACCAGGAGTTTCTTTTTTATCTAATTCAAGATCACCTAAAAAATTACAATGAATAAAACTCATAAATTTAATTCCAATTTCGAAAGTAGATATTCTTTACACAAACCTGACCTTACTATATCTTCTACACCAAACTCAATAATATCTACTGATGGCATAATCCTTAGGACATTCATGAAGTCATGAATACCATTCCTTTCATTCTGTTTAATTAAGTCAGTCTGAGTAGCATCTCCACAGAACATAATCTTGGAGTCTGTACCTATCCTTGTTATTATACTATCTAACTCATGAAAATTCAAGTTCTGAAATTCATCTACTATAACAATAGCTCTGTCTAATGTTGTACCCCTAATGAATGAGGTGCTCCAGAATCCAATAGTCTCCTGTGCTTTGAGGTTGCCATACAACATCTCAAAGTCTGCCTCACTAGGCATCTCAAACATATACTTAACCATATTCTTATATGGTATCTGGTATAGGTAAGACTTATCCTCATGATCTCCTGGTAAGAAACCAATCTCCCTAGTAGCAACTAAAGACCTTACAATGTATATCTTATCATATGGAGTAGAAGTATTTAAAACATCAGCCAATGCTTTATAAAGAGTGATAAATGTTTTACCAGTACCTGCTGCACCATAAGCAACTAAGTTCTTACCTGTATCATAGGAATCGAACAAAGCCTTCTGATTATCTGTAAGGGCTTCTACATCCCTTAACATATCAGTATTGATTGGTTTCTTTCTTTTCATCTGCTTAGATGTTAATCCAACCCCAATAGGTTGGTCCCCATTCTTCTTTTTTCTTGACATAATTATAAAGAGAAAGGTTTCACATTTGCACCAGGTTGCTGAGATACCTTATGCAATACATCATTCCAACCTGGCTTCTTCTTCACCAGTTTCTCTTGCCACTCTCCAACTTCTCCTACACCAGCACATCCTTTAGACCAGTCTTTATCCCAATCAGGATTCTCATCTCTCCATTCATCATAGGCACTCATAGTCATAGAGAGTTCTTTAGTCTCTCCAGTCTTGAGATTTTTCACAGGGTATGTTGGCATAGGTAGATTATTGTGTAGTTTTATTTAGACCCATTCAAGGGCTTGAGATACACTTGGAAACTGCTCACAGAATATTCTTCTACATTCTTCAGCAATTAACATGTGTTCTTTCTGTGTTCCATGTGCAGAACGTAGATTGATATAGTGTATCCACGACCTTACTGAACCAGTCATGTATAGTTTAGTAGGTGTAGCAAGTGGTAGAACAAATCTAGCACACTCTTTAGCAACACCAGCATCTAACATATCTTTGTAGAGTTTCATTCCATCTACAAAATGTCTCTGCATCTTGAGTTCAAAATCCTGAACAACAAAAGGATCTAAGTCATCAATAGAGTTCTGTCTATTCTTATCATCTTGTCTCCTCAACTCTGGAATAGGAATAACCTTACTCAACATACTACTATCAGCATACCTTTGAGAGAACTCTTGATAAGTAAATGATCTATGCCTTAGTATCTGTGCAGCAAGACCACGTGTAGTCTCAATCTCCACAGTCATGTGTGCTTGCTCAAAGACTGACCAGTGACCGTGCTTTATGCAGTAACCTAGTAACCCAGCTACCTTGGGATTGTCTTGATTCTTTGGGTTGCTCACTCTTGCCACGTACCCCATTGTCTCCTCTGCCTTTGGGGTTACTGTTACTAATTTCACGTTCATGTTGTT